ATGACAACTCTAACACTTGAACAATTACAAAGCGCGTTCAAAAAAGCCGAAAATGACGGCAATAACCTACCAAATAACTACTATCCCTTTTGGCTAATGAACGAAGGCGAATCCGCCACTGTTCGTTTCTTGCCTGATGCGGACGAAAACAATCCTTTTGGTTTCATGGTTGAAAAACTCATGCACACTCTTCAGATTAATGGCGAGACCAAGTCCGTTGCATGTTTGAAGATGTTTGAAGAAGATTGCCCAATTTGTAAAGTTTCTTCGGAATATTACAAAAAGGAAGACAAAGAAAATGGCAAGAAGTTCTGGCGTAAAAAGCAGCACATCACACAAGCCATTATCATTAGTGATCCTCTTCCAGCTGATGAGACAACCGGTGAAACCCACGAAGGTAAAATTCGGTTCCTAACTCTTGGATACCAGATTTACAATGTAATGAAAGAAGCATTCGGAAGCGAAGAATTGGACGCTGTTCCATACGCATTCAAAAATGGTTGTGATTTCATTATCAAGAAGACTAAGCAAGGTGAGTACTCAACGTACGCAGTTGGCTCACGCTTCGCTCGTAAGTCAACAGATCTTACAGACGAACAGCTTGCTATTGTTGAAGAAAATCTCGGTGTTCTTTCTGACCTCCTACCAAGAAACCCAGGATTTGAAAAAGTTCAGGGAATGTTGGAAGCGGCTCTAACGGGGAGTTCTTACACAACAAATGAAAAAGCTCCTGCTACGGATACTCCTGCAGCTGCTGAAACAGCTGCTGAAACAGTTGCTGACAGCGATGAAGGCACAGAAGATATTCTTGAGCAGATTCGCGCTCGACGTAAAGCACAAGAGCAGGATTAATTGGGTGGGGGCGAAGCCCCCTTCTCATGGAGAAAGAAATGGAAATGAATTTCTTAAAAACATTTGAGAAAGAGATCAACAAACTCGACGTACAGGTCGGCGTTGGAGATCCACCACGATATTGGTATTCAGTTGGTAACTATGCTCTAAATCGGATTATATCAGGTAGTTTTTACAGAGGAATCCCACAAGGACGTGTTACCGGATTGGTTGGTCCATCTGGTGCTGGCAAGAGTTTTTTGGCAGCAAATTTAATGGCCTCCGCTCAACGCGAGGGTGCGTTTGCACTAATGATTGATGCTGAAAATGCGTCTGATGAAAAGTTTGTTCAAGCCATCGGTGTTGATACCTCACCAGGAAACTATCGATATGTTGGTGTTAGGACAATTCCACAGGTCAATAAAGTTATGTCGTCCTTTATCAAAGGATATAAAAACGATTTTGGTAAAGATGATCCTGAAGCACCTCAAGTCATAATCGTTATTGACAGCCTTGATATGCTGATGACAGAAACGGAAGAAAAGAACTTTGTCAAAGGCATTACAAAAGGCGATCAAGGTCAACGCAACAAACAGCTTAAACAAATGCTTCGTACGTTTGTTCAAGCAGTCAAAGAATTGAACATTTCAATTATCGTAACAGATGGTGTCTACAAGAATCAAGACTTGCTGAATGGGGAGGGGCTGTACATTGCAAAAGAAGCAATTCGTTTCTCATTATCCCAGATCATTATGTTGACAAAACTGAAATTGAAAGACGATACCAAAACAGTTAAGGGTATTAAAATGAAGTGTGAGGGATTTAAAACACGCTTCACACAACCTTTCCAAAAAGTTGTTGTTGAGGTTCCATATGAGGAAGGAATGAATCCTTATTCCGGTCTTTTGACTGTTGGGCTCGAACTTGATATCATTAAACAAGCTGGCGCTTGGTATAACATTGCAGGCTCTGATAAGAAGTGGTATTCAAAAGATATCAGTGAATACGCTGATGAAATACTTGAAAAAGCCGAAGCAATGAACTCTGCATTCTTGTTGGCTTCAGGCGTATCAGACGCTGATGTTGCTGCACCTGACGATGGTCGCACATCCTTGGCTCGCCGGCAAGAAACCGCAGATAACGATAAAAAATAACCATAAAACATCATAGGAGAAAAATAATGAACGTAGGAAATGTAGTACAAGTTAAAGCAAAAGACGGACCAAAAATGACAGTTAATAAAGTGTTTGATGTTAATGGTGTCAGCACCGCAGAATGCGTTTGGTTTGAAGGATGTGATCTTCATAAAGATACCATTACGGTTGCTGCGTTAGAAGCAGTAAACCCAGAATAACTTACCATTTTACGCAATTTTAGGAGGGGTCACAAGGTTGATCCCCTTTGCTATTTCCGGTATAATCGGAGCTTAACTCTGCGAGAATTGTAATGGATACTCATCAAATCAAAGGCGTAAAAACCGCTGAGCAACTTATGTTAGATAATATGCTGGTCAAACACTTGGCTGGCAGTCAAGCATATGGTACCTCTTTGCCTACTTCTGATGTTGACTATCGTGGAGTTTTCTGCGCCGAACCAATCAATTTACTTACCCCGTTTTACACTGTGAATGAAGTAACAGATGTAAACGAAGAAGACACAAAGCTATACGAGCTTGCTCATTTCATGAAGCTAACTCTCGATTGTAATCCAAATATCATTGAAACGTTGTGGGTCGAAGAAGAGGATATTACATTCACAACTCCCGCATATGAATTTCTTCGCTCACACCGAAGCGAATTCCTGTCGTCAAAAATTGCTTTTACGACTTCTGGATATGCTTTGTCTCAGTTGAAGCGGATCAAAGG